GTAGACTGTGGCACCAGACGCCGGGATTGGTAGCGTCAAAGTCCTTGTCATCTATTTTTAACATTGTATTATAATTCCACAGTTTTGTATACGGCACACTTACTCGAATCTGCGGAATGAAGTTGCGATAATCACACAATGAACCATCATTGAACTCTTCTACAGCACTGATAGGAATGTCCAAAGTGCAAAGATAACCACGTAGCAAAAAGTACGTGATCATGCTTTCCCATTTGCGCCATTCTTCCGGGGTCTTGGGATCAAAACTGTGATTGGCGCCAAAGAATATGTGTTCACATTCAAGCATTTTGGCAGCAATGTTATCGATGGACTGTAACCCTACCACAAACAATGTCTTCTTACCAAATGCCGGAGTGCGTTCTACTTCTGTGCCCGTAAAGAAATCAACGCCTGCATGTCCTGCTCTATTCATGTTGTGGTCCCCAACTTGTCAAGTTTACTAGAATCAAAATCTTCTTGTTCCATTTGTTCATATGAAAACAATGCATTGAATTGGGGTTTAGAATTGGTAGTGTTCTTGCCTTTGTTGCCACGTGTGCCAACAATTTGATTCCAATAACCAGTCTTACCTGTGTAACCAGTTCGTTCAATCACAGCCATGGCGCTGGCCTTGTCTGGCGCTGAAAAAATTTCTTCTATAATGTTTTCAAAATACTCGTAGTCGCCGCCGTTGCGTTGCATCATGGCAGGATGTTCTCCTGCATCAAAACGACGATTGGCTTCTTGCACAGCAGTCAAATGCATCCACACGTTATGCCCCATGAGCAAAGCATAACTGAAACTGTCCCAGGATGTCTTGCCTTCTTTACCATTTTTGTTGACATCGCCTGGACCATAGATGCAGACATCTTTCATTGTAAGCATATCGCTGATAGGACTGTCCTGCCAGTTTTTAATATTGCTTGTTTTTGGCAAATCAGCCAACAATCCCACACTCCATTTGCGAGTGTCTGTGGAATATTTTTTGTCATCCAACACCGGAGCCATACGATACGACCACTTTGAATCATGTTCAAACACATTTTCAAAGTACACCTGACCATTGGCAGTGGCGAGGAATGGGCTGGCACAATCAAAGGAGATAGTAAAAGACGGGTTAACGTATTTTCTAACTGCCCTTTGAATCACGGTGAGTAGCACAGCCCATTCCAACTTTGATGTACCCAAAAAGTGCATCCAGTCATGTACACCCTGCTGTAACAGATTGTCATAACGAAGTGCAACCAGTCGAGTCAGTATCAGTTGAACGTCGCACATGTTCTGTCCGCCCATGGCCCAGCCGTCAAAGTGTGTGGCAGGATACACAGCAGGATCGCAAAACTCTTTCATTTCCTGATACCATGCTTCGGCACTGTCGTGACCATCGCCTTGCAACACATTCAAGAATCGGGCGCCACCTTCTTTGACACCTCGACGGTGTGCCATAAAATACAAGTTGTTGTATTTGGTGGCTGCAACTGCTTCATCCAGTGTGGTAACACCACAGGCCTTGCTGGATTTTTGATCGTGTATGACCCAGGTAGGAATATCAAGAATCATTCCATAGTCTGCAATGCTGTCTAGCCAACGCAACACTGTGTCACGTTTTTTCTGGGCAGCATCCAGCAACTTCTGATAGTCGGCAGCAGGGTCTTTTTTAATTTTTTTACCTTTGGCATTGACCACTTCAGTTGGGCCTTGAGCAACCAATGCAGTCATTTTATCTTGCACTGCTTGACTGGTTGGGTCTCGCCACTCGCCCTCCCACAAACCCTTGGCAATCTGGAATCCACCAGAGTCGCCAAGTATAAATGTGCCAGATTCACGATTGCGAACCATGTCTTCTGACCAGTCCTGCTTGGTCAAATCCAAATTGGCATGTCCTGCTGAATACAAACTCCAACGATATGGGAACAGCGCCTTCTGACTGTTGAGCCAGTTCATCTGTTCCATGTCAGTCAACCCTTGTGGAAACCTTGCAGGATCCACATATGGCTCGTTGCGTTGTTTGCCCACAAACGTGGCATAGAAACCTGATATAGCTGGTAAAAACACAGCATAATCATTTTGCTTGGCTGTTAAGTTATCTTTCAATTCGACCCCAATTTATTTTAAGCCACACACGTTCCATAACATAATGAACAATAGCCAACACAATGTGAATAATCACTGCATTGCCCAGGCCTGTCCATAAGGCAGTGATCAGCATGGCAATGATTCTATAACTTATTGTTCTTGCAACGGTGCGTGTGTGTGTTTCTGTCATTATTTGCTCTGTGCTGGTAAAATATAGTTGTAAACAGCCACGCCACTATCCACAGTGATCTTGGCAGCACCATCATCGCTGATGCGCATGGTTTTGTCACCACTCAGGGCTAGGATGCTCATGACTTCCTTCACTGGCCATGACCAAGTGCGTTTGAGTTGTCCTGTAACACCAGCATGAAAAACAAAATTACCAGAATGAGTGCTGTGGTCGCCAAAGAAAAACTTTAGATCGCCGTTTTCAGTGCGAGCTTGAAAGTTGGGTTCATCAGAATTGGCCTGTGCCTGTGAACGTAGTTTGATAATACCAGCCACAGTGGGGTCAAACTCAATGTGCCATGTCACGCCGGCAAATTTGGGTGTTTTGAGTTTTTCTTGCACAATTTGTTCAGCCATGAATCTGTAGTTGTTGCGAAAATCGCCATCTGCATTTTCAAAATTAATGCCTTCGGGTGTGCCATCACTTTTGGTGGCAATGGACAGTTTTGCATTCTCTTTGTATTCGGGCAAGTTCAACAAGATTTTGATCTTGCTCAAATTAGGCATGCCAAAAGTGTGTGCAAATTCTGCAATGGGCTTGTGGAAAGTACCTTCCAGCACCACAGACAAGTTTTCTGCCACGCCCACTATGCTTGTGGTTTTGGCATCTCCTGTGATTTTGATCAGGTCAATACAGCCCAGATCATGTGTGTGTTCTACCAAGTCTTTGAGATAGTCTTTCATTTATTACTCCTTAATTTGTGTATTATATAGATTTTTTTACTGTGGCGCAACTATTTTGGCCAGGCTCTGCCCGCCGCGAATGCTTTGGATGGATCCAGGTTTTTTCAATTCAAACCAAGACAAATCACCATGTCCATGATGTAGATTCATGATCTCGTAGCCTTCACGTTCTGCCGCGGCAGCAACAGCATGACCCGGAGTGTAGCACATGAAGAATTTTTCGCTGAGTGCGGCTCCGTGTCCCCGATCACAGTCATTGAATGTGAATATAAACACGCCGCCAGGCCGCAGTTTGGAATACACATCAGCAAGATAACGTTTTATAACTTCAATGGGCCGATAGTTAAAATAATTATAAGCAAAAATCATCCCAAACTGTTCACTAGGCAACTGCCACAATGGCATGCCGTCTCTTCGATCATCAATCACATATGGACGTAGACGTCTTTGATATTCCAAAGTAAATGCCGAAATGGCCGGATCCAACAGTGCTTGGTGCTGATCCACTAGATACAGTGGATCCAACGGTACCAAATCTTCAATGAACGTTTCTGGGCCTGGGCGTATGATCATGCCAGGCAATCTCCAGTCACTGTAGTTGCGCAGCCTGCTACGAAGCAAGATGTTGCTTTGATCATCGATACCCAGCTTACGTTCAAAAATGTATTCTGGAGATTCATTCAACATGCCTTGCTCATACAACACTGTGCTGGCCTTGTATTGTTTGGGTTCTTTTTGTGCTATGAGTTCACGCAGCCGTGCCTTGAGTGCATCCAGTGTGGCTTGCACATTGTCAAAGGCATTGATCACAGCACTGACATTGAATTCCATATCAGACGTGAATGAATCAAGTTGCACATGAGCTCGTGCAACAGACATACTCAATGACTGTAGTTGTCTAACAGCCTGACCATACTCGGGGGTATAATCCGGCTGTTCCAAAAGATTCAAATAAGATATTAAATCGCTGAGTTTCATTCGAATGAGAATAGTGCAGTAAATGTGTTTTCTGTGTTGGTGGCAGCGGCCAAATCCCAGTCCAACACACCCAACAAGTTGTCAATCTTTTGATCCACCACAGTGGCTTCCATTTCTGTGTTGTCAAAAGGCAATTCCTTGAACCACTGTGGCAAGTGCATTTCATCTGTGGGATAGCCAATGCTGGTCCATCCAAGAGCATTGGGTTTGAGTTTGCACACAATGGTCTTCATGCCGTCGACCACCTGCATACTGTAGTTGTCTGAGTTCATTCGCCGCAAGTTGTTCCAGTTTAGCGCCGCACGTACATGTCCGGGCATGTTGGCTTTGCCCAGGCGTTCTTCTTCCTTGCCGTACTTGGTCAAGTTGTTCACACGCTTGGGCGAGCCTTTTTCCCAGCCTGGGCGCTCTTTGAATTCATACTTGAATTCACGCACACGTTCAATGATTTCATCACGTTGCGCACCAGACAGCACTTTATTTAGAATTTCCAACAAGAAGTCTTGAATAACTTTGGGAGTGTCACTACGTTTTAGATCAAGGCCAGTGGCCTTGGTCTTGCCAATGGCACCGTTGACATCTAGTCGTTTGTTTTCAATGTCAATGGCGTTGACAGCATAGCGTTTCTTAGTGATGAACAAGCCACGGTCTGCCACTGTTTCACGTCCGGCCTTGATCAACTCGCCCATGTCTCTGGGGCAATGGAATGCACGTTCCATGAATGCTGGAAATGAGTCATTGATTTGGTCAGCAATTGAATCGTATAACTGAATACAGATTTCCTTTGACCAGGCCATGCGACCTTCGGCAACTTCTTGTTTGAGCACTGGCCATGCTGAAAAGTAGCAGGAGTCTGTGTCGCCATAGATAACTGCTCGGCCCACATGGTCATATTCACCTGTTATGCACTCATTCAAGTATGCGTCCATGTGCTTGGCAATGCTACGTCCTGTGAGTGTTGTGCTTTGTCCAATACGCTTGTCAAAAAACCTGCAACCTGGATTCAAAATAGCACCGTACAAGCTGTTCAAGTTAATCTTCTTAACCAACTGACGCTTGTCCCAGAAAGCAATCTCTTTGGCATCCTTGGCTTCTTTCTTTTTGGCCTGCATTTCTTTACGTTCTGCATACCAGCGTTCCAGCAAGCCTGGGATCACGCCTTTCTTTTCGTAGGTGAATATGGTGCCATTGGCTGATAGGATCCAAGGTTGATTTGAGTCAAACAACATGTACCAAATTTCAGCGCCTGAGTGTACAGTCTCTTCACCTGACTGCCAGTCAATGGTGATCTCTGTACCACGTTGTTGTTCCATCACTGCTGTGTATTCTAACGAAGCAAACACACCTTCCCATGCAGCCGCAAATGAATCACCCTTAGCCATTTTGTCCTTGATGTATCGGTCAGTCATCACTGGACGCAGTTGGCCTATGATGGTTTCTGGACCCATGTTCAACGCACGAATTGCTGACGGATATAGACTGTTGATGTCAACTGACCCAATCCACTCATGTAGTCCTTTCTTGGGATACGCCACATAAGCACCTGCAGCCTGTGTGTCCTCGTCTGTGAGTCGCTGTTGTCGATTGGGCACAACCATGCCACGTTCATGTGCTTCGTTTATGATGGCCTGTTCGGTCACAGCCACAGCACCCATCGTGGTGGCCAACAGCACAGTGTTGGCATGTGCCAGTTCGCTGGCCAGTTCCAAGAAGCGCAGTTTTTTGTCTAGTTTGTCCAACAACAAGGTATCTTGCCGGTTGTACTCAATAAAGGTCTTAAAGTGTTGGTTGTACAACTGATCCAAGGTGCCTTCAAACTGTGTCTTGCGTTCACCCAGCTCGTATTCAGCAATGGCATCCAGACTGTAACTGTGTCGCTCTTCATAAGTGTACTTGCGATACAGTTGCATATAGTCCATATGCACACGACCTACCAAGTCATAAGTTTCGTTTTCAGCACCAAAGCGTTCGAATACACGTTTCTTGGGAAACTGCCCCCATAAACAAAAACGTCGGGTATCGTCTTTGCTGAGCACTCGAGTGATACGATTCACTGTGTAAGGTATGTCATAGCCTTCCGAGTTCCATCCACTCAAGATGTCTGCATCATCAATGAGATCCAGGAACATCTTCAACATTTCTGTTTCAGATTCACACAACACAGTGTTTTCGAATTCCGCACAGATCTCACGAGCAGTCTCTGCACTCATGTGGCGTGGTGCCACCACAAGAGTGACCAGTTGCTCCAACCAATTCAGATATACCGATATGGCAGTGATGGCATTGAAAGGATCTGTTACCGGAGAGAATCCACGCACCGCATCAAACCCAACTTCAATGTCAAAAAAGGCTGTGTGTAGCGTAGGGGCGTCTTGGTCTTTGTAGTTTTCTTCAAAGCATCGGAATATGGGATTGATATCCGATTCGTAGATTTGGCGGCCGCTTTGTGCTCGGACTTCCTTGCGGAACTCTTTGTTGTTGCGTGTGCTAAATCTTGACACAGGCGTGCCGTAGATGCTTTGAAACTTGCCTCTGGGGTCGTCGTAGTAAAAAACATAATTGGCAGGATACTCTCGATACTGCCTTTTGCCTTCGCGGCGTTCTACCACGTGAATGCGATCGTGCTCACGATCAAATAGTGCGTCAATATAACTCATTGGTCTCCGTTTGTGGCCGGTTTAGCCTTGTTACATGTTCTTAACGTGAACGACTCGTTGCTGTTGAAAGCAATATTTATAATGTCTTGCCCACAGTTTCAAGAATTGTTTCCAACAGTTCTTGATCTTGTTTGGTCTTGCCAAACTCGGCCTTGTGTGCCACTCTAATGGCTTTTTTCAACACAGCCGGTTTGATTTCTAATTCTTCTGCAATGGCCTTGATGGTGTCGGTCAAGCCGCCTTGCAGGGTATCAATCTCGTGCATGACCTGCATGCCTTCATTGATGATTTGGGTGAGTTTGATCTTTTGTTCGCCGTTGAATGATTTGTTATCCATGAGTACTCCTAAAACACTAGTATAACACAGATTTTGGCGTTGTCAAGAAAAATTTGCTCACTTCAAGCATCACGGTAGCGAATCGCTTTGCCTGCCCAGCAGCCGGGCCACACGGTCCTAAGGTAGGTGTGATCGGTTAATTACTTTTCTTCTATGTAATCTTGACTGAGGTCTTGATTTTGTTTTCGTCTAGCACGGAACAGGTCCACAGCCATTTTGGCATGCTTGCGTGTTTTGAAACGACTGGGCAGGCTGTTGCCTTGCCGGCGCAGTTCATAGCCTTGTTCATCATCGCCATAGCATTCCAAGCATGAGCCATCAGCCATTTCGAATGTTTCCACTGGGTGAGATCTTTCTTGTAAGCCTGGTTGTTTGTTCAGTGCAGGTGCTGCTGCCTGGCTGAGTTGATTGGCTGTGGCTGTGGCGTCAGCTGCGGCTGCTGGGTCCACTGCGCTTTTGGCAGGATTTGCATTTGGCACAACTTGGGCAGCTTTGGTTATGACATTGTTGCCAACACCGGGTCCACTTGCACCGCCCAACATAGGACCTGCATATGATTTTTGCGTGACTGTGGCATCACCGGCTGGCACACTGACCTTGGCCACTGTGGGTGATGCCAGCTGGCCAGCAGCATAGTTTGGTTGTTGTTGTTTTGTTCCAAACTTGGCCACCCCAAGATCCACCGACTGTGCTTTTGCTGTGGTAGCGCCGGCAGCATTTTTTGTTTGAGATGCGGACATGGGACCTTGATTGTAATCAGTGGTTGTGTCACCAGTGTCTAAATTTTTTGTTTGTTGTACACCCATGAGATTTGGAGACTGTTGAAGGCGTTGTCCTTGAGCATTTGTGGTGTAGGTGTTGAAGTCGTTGCCTTGTTCTTCTTTCATGGCTGCTGCAAGATTTGCCGTTGTTTGTTTTGCATTAAAATTCTGCACATTGGCAAAATCATCATCACCCATGTCACGAATTTGTTGTTGAGCCTGGGTAACTTGTTGTTGTTTTGCTAATGGTAATTTTGCAAATTGAGGATCCTTAGTGATATCTTTTGCATTTGGTCCTCTATATTGTTGTGCAGTGGCAGCGGCCTGTTTAGTATCCACCCCCGAAAGAGGACCAACGATACTTTTTGCCACGCTGTCCGCCGCCGCCGCCTGTGGATTTTGACCAGTCAGCTTGGCCAAGGCTGCGCTACCAACTGCCTTTGCGCCTGTCCAGGCCAAACTGGCTTTATCTCCAAGTGTGGCTCCGCCAGCATCCAATGCCTGATTGACACCTCTGGCTGCATTAAAGGCACCTTTAAAATTATTGCCTGCTTCTATGTCTTGTTTAGCTTGTGAAATTTGATTACCGGCTGCATCTAACTTATTGGCTTGTGCTTGAGTTGGTGTATTGCCAGAGGAATCAATTTCATCTAATATATCTAAATCACTGTGAGCAAACGGTATAGTATCACGACCATCCTCGTCCCCTATACGGTACACGTACACACCAGCATCGTCATCGCCGGACTCATCGGGACCAATTTCCCAGCCCATTGCTGCCAGTGTGCGTTGTGCCTTGGCCATTTGTTGTTCTGTGCCATTCCACCATTGTGCAGCCAATTGACGTAGGATTTCTTCTTCATTGGGCTCACGATCGTCACCGCCCACTGGTGCAAACTCTTCAACCCGACCGCGTTCTACAGCATCTTTGGCCTTGTCTTTCAAGTCGCGACTCACTGCAACTTTCTTTTCCAGACGATCCAAATATGTTGTTAGGTCGCGTTTGACCTTGCTCAGCATGTCTTCTTCAATCTCCGCCATGGCTTCTTCCAGTGCAGTGCGACGAGGCTCTATGCTATCGCCAACCATGTAGCCATCCATGGGATGCGCAGGATCTGTTTTTGAGCCCAGAGCACGAATGTGCCGTGGTTTGAACAGCGCAGGCAATTGTGGAACTTTTTGTTGCGCAGGGCTCAGTCGACCCTCCACCATGTCCAGTCGTCTTATTATATCACGGATGTCGTTGCTCATGCTCGTTGGTCTTTCAAGAAACTTCTCAGCATCCAGCCGTGCTTGCCGTGTGCGTCAATACGTGCTGCCAAAAAGTCCATGATGCCTTGCTGGTTTTCTTGTTCGGCCACAGCGAATGTTTGGTTCAGCAGATCAATCAACTGTTGGTTGTTGGCATATAATTCTTCAATCATGAGTCTGGCTCGGGGAATTTTTGTTTGGCCAGAGATTTCTGACAGTTCACCAAATCTTTCAAAACTGCCAGGAGTGTAATCATCTAAGATGCGGATAAACTCTGCTGTTTGATCAATGGAATTTTCGTATACTTCTTCGTAGATGTTGCCAAAGAACTCATGCAGTTGTGCAAAGTCAGGCCCTTCCACATTCCAGTGAAACAACTGTGCTTTGATCACAAAAGCATATTCAGTTGCTAATAGAGTTTTTAAACTGTCCGCGAGCATGTTTGTTCCTTTTGTATTCCCGGGGCGTGTTAGGCGTAGGATCTGATTCAGTTGTATATTTACCTGTCAGCAAGGAACCGCCAGATCTTGATATCATGCCCATGGGCTGGCTTATAGCAGCAATGCCACCAGATGCAGTAGCGCCTGCACTTGCTGATTCTACAATTTCACGCCATCTCATCATGTACTTCTATGTATATTTTGTCATCAAAAGTTTTGATCTTGCCAGGACCTTCTTGTACTCGCACATTGCGCATTTTGAAATTACCACAGTCGGGATCTACATTTTCAAACCGCAACAAGTAAGCGCCAAACGGTGCTTGTATTTGCAAAGACTCTTCAAGATAAATGTCTTTCCAGATCCAGGTGCGCTCACTGAACAATTCTTCATTGACATACACGCGATATCGTGCAGGTTGGGAACACCTGCCACTTATATCACATACTACTCGCACGTATTGAGTTTGCATAGATATATTTAGTCAAAACTGTGTATATAAATATCCCATGCTAAAGTTAGACCAAATACGCCAGGTGCATGTGGAACTCACTACCCGGTGCAATGCCCGTTGTCCCATGTGTATGCGCAACTATCGCGGCTTGGATTACAATTCGGGTTATCCTGATGTGGAACTGAATCTCGCACAGTTTCGGCACATTTTGGCACCTGTGATATCACAGCTAACACATGCCAACTTCAACGGCAACCTGGGAGACTTTGCAAGTGCTCGAGATGCTGTGGAAATAGTTGAATATCTTGCGGAACACGATATCACAGTAAACATCAACACCAACGGCAGTTTGCGCAACCAAGATTGGTGGCGGCGCCTGGCGTTGCCCCGAGTCACTGTGGGGTTTGCGCTGGACGGTCTGGCAGATACTCATGCTCTGTATAGACAGGACACAGACTGGAACAAAGTCATAGCCAATGCACAGGCTTTTATCGCTGCGGGCGGACGGGCCAAGTGGCGTTTTGTACCGTTTGATCACAACCGACATCAAGAAGCCGAATGCCGACAACTGGCCCAAGATCTGGGATTTGTGGAATTTGAAAACATCTACGATGGCCGAGACTCTGGACCAGTGTTCACTAGGTCAGGAGAATACAGCCATAGGATTGGCACAGACTCCAGCAATCATGTGCCGCACATCAAAGATTTATTACAAAGTCACATCACATGGTTTGATCCGCGCACTGTGCAAAGTCACAAGGATACGCCAGAGTTAAAATTACGTTGTCAGCACAAGATCAAACAAGAAATATACATAGCCGCAGATGGTTCAGTATATCCCTGTTGTTACCTGGGATTCTACCCCAAAACCATGACTCACGCTGGCAACAGTCAAACAAAAGAATTGGTCGAGGAAAACAACGCACTTAAATATGATTTGGCGCATTGTCTAAACTGGTTTGAACGTGTGGAACAAACCTGGGCTCAAAGCAGTATTGCAGATGGCAGACTGTATCAATGTGTCAACAGTTGCTCAATCACCTAAGGAAAATATGACCTCAGCAAGAATTTTATACCTAGCACGATATCGTGTGCCGCATGCCATCATGAGCCTGCAACCTGAATTTGCCAACAATCTCATTGGCATAGACCGCACTTGTATTGCCAGCCCTGTGCCGCAGGAAGAACTGTGGCCTGTGTTTGAAAAGTACGGCATTGATACCGCCAAGTTAGACTATGCTCCTGATTCAGAGATCTACAGAATCTATCCTGAAGTCAACAATTGGGTGTTTGACGGTGACTACAGAACATACTGGCTGCGTCAGCAGGCCATCAAGTTTGCGTTTCTTGATTATCTCAACTATGACTTGATGATCATGCACGACTGTGATTGTTTGCTGATCCGACCCTATAAACCTATCAAGGACGGCGTGTTGAATTTCCAAGTGCTGGAGAATGAACGCCACAGTTGGGGTTATTATGAAAGTATCAAGAATGGACTGGGCTTTGACCGACTCACGCCACACTGCTTTATCAGTGAAAACGTGCCTGTACTCAAACAAGACTTTAACGATTTAGTAAAGTTCCTGGAAGAAAAACATCAGAAGAAATGGCTGGATGCCATGATTGACTCATGCCCGCCTGAACCCACTGTGCCACCCTGGGGCAATGGTGAACTCATACGCTGGTTTTCAGAATATGAATTCATTGGCAATTGGACCATGAGCCGAAGACCCATTACCCAGGAGTTCCAACGCAGATATCATTATGACGACATGGAAAAGATTGGTGACTTTGATCCCAACTATCACACTGCTGTGTGTGATGCTGTGCCTGACTTGAGTCGCAGTTTGCAAATGGACTGGGAAAAGAAAGAAGTTGTGAACTTCAACTACTACATGGACAAGATACGTGAAACTCTTGCACGCCTCTCTTAAAGTATTCTCTCCAGGCTATCAAGCCACAGAATGGGGCTTTGGCTATGATCAAATAGTAGACTTGGCCACAGCCTTGGCACAGCCGCATAGCATAGCAGTCTTGCCAGTGTTCTACAGTCTGCCCAACAAACACGAATACAACCCAGACTTCATGAAGTTGCCGCTGCATGAATTTGATCTTGTGTTGTTCACTGACATTGAGTGGCACAGCAAAAAAGAACTTGTGGAATGGA